GTCTGGAACTCGATTGTTTTATTAAGCCTTGTAAGCTTATCCCACGCTTCGTTATCGTCAAATAAATCATTAACAATTGCTCTATAAGGTGCAGTATATGCGTCTTCCTTTTCTTCTTGTGTGCCTGGAAGAAAACCCATATCTCTTGTCGGTACTGCAGATCGCACAATGACAACCTTTTCGTATTCTTTCTTTAACACAGCTTCGAGTGCTAGGTATAGAGAGATAAATGTTTTACCTGTACCAGCAGATCCATCTAAACACATATGATTACCAGAAGCAAATGACTCGAAAGCTTTCTTCTGATTATTAGTTAATGGATCTAATTTAGCAAGGTGTTCTATTCTTAAAACTGAAGGCTTCTTACTCATTTGGTTTCAATTAAATGCCTATCAGCTGGCGGCATCCCTGATCTAATTTTATCTTGAACTTCTTTCCAACCGTCACCTGCGCGTGATAAGACATCTCTACCACCATCTGATGACACTGATGCAACCTTAGTATACACTCTTTGTAGGTGCGTGTTATCTAATAAAAACTGATCATATTCAGATATCTTGACCATATGTTCCTCGAGCTCATCAGTCTCGATATTTTTAAAATCATACAATGGCATAGTTAAACCACTCCGGTACGTTACGTTTGGTCCACTTCATTGCGAACCGCTCTTGTTTAGTTTGGTAAAATGCACGATATGATTTAACCGCATCCTCGAACATACATTCTGGGTTAGAGCCCATAGCCAATCTGAAAGGAGATTTGCTGTCAGTATATTCAATATTCTTTGGTGGATTTCTCAACACCGTAGCAAGTTTAGTTTCAGTAGCATGAACTTTACCATACCTATATGTATACTCATTACAAAGGGCAATGAAATGTTTATAGTGCCAATCGTAATTACTTGCATTTTCTCTAGACCAAACCGTACAAGGATGGTTCATATGTACAGCTTTGTATAGAATGTTTTCTTTGTAGCCATCGAGTTTCCAGTACTTAACAATACGCTTACCGGATTTAGATGGTCGCATTTCAATTGTACCATCAAGCATTCGATGCACCGTAGAGAGCATCTGGCCAGATTCTACAACCATTTTTGGAATGTGTTTATCGCACTGTAATTGTGCTGCTTTCACGGGATCATTGTCTAAAATAAATATATTCATAATGTATATTCTAATGTATATTTGAATGTATATTATATCACAGTTTGAGTAAAAAGTAAACCCCCTTTCGAGGGTTTACCTGAGTTTTTTTGCGGTTACCCTCCGGCGGCTCGCATGTATCTAATTGTCTCGTCGATATACTCGGCTTTCCTTTGCATCTTATATGCTAGAGTTTCTTTACCTTTCTTCAATAAATTCTTACGATAGTGTAGTATCTCATTACGATCTTTTTTCAAACGTTCAATTTCTTGACAATTCATAAAAGCCTTCCTTATGTTAGTTATGAGTGTTATTACTATCATAATATAGCCTACTCTGCTATTAGATCAGGAAATGCTTCCCGACATAGCTTTTTGGTTATGCCGATGTAATTTAAAGAACCATCCTTTACCTTACATAGCAATTCGGCCTCAGCTGGAGATACTGCTTCCAATAGCCGAATAAATTGACTTTCTCTTTTTATTTGAGTGAGTGTTACTGAATATGCGTTTTTAAAAAATTGCTTAAATGCACCTTGTTTGACTGCTATGGCTAAATTAGATTTAGCAGTTTTAGCTGGAGTGTATGGAGGTGAGCCTTCAGGCAATAGACCTATATTTCTAATGGAAGGATCAAAGTTCCATTTTAGAACTGCGCGTAAAACCTGTGAATCATTTTCTTTCAATGCTTCTAGTCTTTCGTCTCTTGATTTTAGTTTATTAATATTTTTTAAAGTTTCTGCTACGGTTTTACCCATTATAAAATTCCTCTACTACTTCAATCAAATGTTTGCATCTTTTCTTAATAAGATAGTTTAGCACTTTCATTTTCATTGGCAGTTTTTGTGTGTTAAATGTATTTATAATTTTTTGATTTAGATCATCAGGTGTTTCTGTTAGATCAATCAGTTTTTTATTGCGTTGGTAATTGCGATAAATCTCTTCTGGCATGACCTCTCTTAATCTATCTGAAGACTCGATCCACTCGTCGATTCTGGTTTGACGTAGTGGTGTCTGTTTGAGTGAGTCCACAAAAGTATTGTCTGCGGATAATATATTCGGGACACCGTCTCCAGTATCGCCACGCATAATATGATTCCACATATATGTGAGAGGGTTCTTGTCTGTAACCATTTTCTTTTGAATTGGAGAAAACTGTTTAACATTGCTAAACCTGTGTAATTGAATAAAATCTTTATCTGACGATACGATCATTACTGGTTCGTGCTGGCCGAACTCTTGTGTTTGTAGCGTAAGAGAACCAATGATATCATCAGCTTCGGCGCCTTCAACTTGTATCACCTTATACGGAAAGTTTTGTTGTAACTCTTCTCGTATCGTATTAATAATTCTAAATACTTCTGGCCAATCCATATCAGATGAGCTATCGCGCTTCTTTTTACGGTTTGCCTTATATGCTGGATATATGGTCTTTCGCCAATTGTTTGGACTATCAACGCATATGACCATTTGGCCATATTCTTTTCGGTATCGCTTATTGTACATACGAATACTGTTTAGAATCATATGCCTTATCATGTTTTCATCATTTAATTTCTGCACTATAATATTGCTTAGTGCTATTTGACTATAATCAAGTAGTATCATCGTCGTCCCATTCACCTAATTGTTGTTTCAATTCTATAGCTTTTAACTTAATATAAAGACTATCTGCTTCTTTCTGTAACTTATGGTCTACACCTAAAAACCTAACAAGTGCTGTATGCAGTAGATTAACTATAACATGAAAGTCTCTAGCCTCTGCGAATTCTTGGTCTCGAGCATCAAAGCCTTTTAACCAAGTAACGTCTTCTTCCGAGAGCCTATCAATTTCATCTGCCATTGTTAGTATCAAATGCTGCGCAACTTCCGTGCATTCACCTAGATAATCTTGTAAGATTTCTGTAGGTTCTCTTGGTTCGTCTACTACTTTTCCCGAAGGAAACTCTATTATCTTTCCCATAATGTGTATATTATATCACAGTCTCTGTTATTTGTACAGGGTTTTTATTGCATTACCGCCAAGTTTTATTTGAATGATTCCATTATAATAGTCATCAGTTAGAAGAACACCTCGATCGAATTGTTCCTTAGCTTCTAAGTAAGCACACTCTCCACGAGTCTTACATAGATGAAGAATCTCTCGAGTAAAGAGACCCTCACCATGTTTTTCTACATCTGCTTTTAAATGCTTATTAGATCCATAATAAGTTTTCCAATCACTCTCAACTAATAAGCGTTGGCGACGTTTGCGCGTCTTGGTCTTAGGTTTAGTCTTCTTAAACCAGAAGAATTTCTTACCTACATACATCTGGCCTGTCTGAGTGTTTGTAATTAAATACACAAATCCATATAGTTCCTTTGGATCACACTCTTCAGGTAATAGGTATTCTTCTCCATCATAGACCCATTCCATTATTCGTTAAAATCTAGCTCTAAGTCTTCAGCAAGTTGTTGTTCTGCGCCACAATAAGGGCAATGGATAGTTTTTGGTGGTTCGTCCTCAAATGTAATATCACATGATGAAAAACAGTTGATACACTCGAGTGAAACTTGGCCAGCTTGAAACATTAGTGCTCCTTAATTATCTTTGTTTTGAATCCAACGACTAAACTCTGGATAGCCACCAATTGGTGTATCATCTGAGCTAATCTGTGGTACAGACATTGCATTTGGAAATATTTCCAATAGATCTTCCTTAGTGTAATCAACACCAAGCTTTTTGTACACATACTCAACGCCACCTTGTTCTGCAATATTCTTAGCCATATCGCATCGTGGGCATTGATCTTTTCCGTAAATATTAATCATAAACTTAAACCTTTTAGTACGTTATCGTCAACATCTTGTTTTACACCACCAACAACATAGGAGCTAATTTCTGTTTCTTGTGGTGCTACTTGTACATCGCTTCCACCAATCCACTTTTGTGTCCATGGTAGAGGATTAGCTTGTGGTACAGTGTATGAGCATGGAAGACTCAATGCTCTCATTCTTTTACAACCAATCCATTCTATATATTCTTTTAGAATAGCCTCATTTAAGCCAATCATTGAGCCATCTCTAAAGAGGTAATGTGCCCACTCTTTTTCTTGCTCGATTACTGATTCAAATAGTTTTACTACATCTGATTCCATTTCCTTTGCAATCTTAACAAAGTCTTTGTCTTCTAGTAATAGCTTCTTGATCATCATTGTAGTACCAGCAAGGTGAGTGTTCTCATCTCTTGCGATAAACTTAATAATCTTAGCATTACCTTCCATCTTCTTAAGCTCAGCAAATGCCCATGAACATGCAAAGGATACATAGAACCTAATACCTTCGAGAGCATTAGCACTCATTAAGCACATCCATATCGCTCTCTTATGATCCATCTTACTAATATCTTTATTCTCATTTGCTTCAATAAGAGTATCATAGTATTGTGCGATGTCCTTACCGCACTCTAGTATTTCCTTAACATCTAGCATTCCATCAAATACGAATGAAGGGTCTGGATAAATGTTACGGATAATATGTGTATACGATCGGCTATGAATAGTTTCAAAGAACGACCAGGTTTCAATCCAGTTCTCTACTTCAGGTAAAGAACAGATAGGTAAAAATGCTAAGTTAGGTGCACGACCTTGTACAGAGTCGAGCAATATTTGTCTCTTGAGGTTAGAAGTAAAGATATGCTTTTCATGCTCAGTTAATCCATTGAAGTCTTTCTTATCCTTAGAAATATCTACTTCTTCTGGTCGCCAAAAGAATCCCAATTGCTTTTCTGTTACCTTATCAATTGCTGGATACTTTAGCTCATCAAATCTTTGAATATCAACCGCCTCATCAAGAAACATCTTCTTGTCTAAATGTGATTTTCTATTCTTTTTCAATACTGTCATTTATATTCCCTTTATTAGATTTTGCACGATTCACAATCGTCTTCGTCGTAGTCTGACATTACATTAGCAGCATCGTCAACAGCCGAAGGTAAGTCCTCTTTCATTTCTCCAGCACCGTCAAAGGTGTTGAAATAGTACAATTGCTTTAATCCAAACTTATATGCAGTAACCAAATCTTGTATCATAACTGACATTGGAATTTTATTATCTTCAAAGTGTTCAGGGTTATAAGAAGTATTGACCGATATGCCTTGATCAATATACTTCTGTAGGATTGCACATATTTTTAGATAGCCATCTGGTGATTTCTGATCCCATAAGAGATCGTACTTATTTTTTAGATGGTGGTAACCGGGTACAACTTGAGCGAGTACGCCATCCTTACTTTGCTTATATGAAACCAAAGCGCGAGGAGGTTCAATACCGTTTGTACTGTTACTAATTTGTGCGGATGTTTCTGCTGGCATTAATGCCATTAGAGTGCTATTACGAATACCTGTTTCTTTTAACTGAGACCGTAATGAATCCCAAGGTAGACGTTCGCTATGCTCTATTAAATTATCTACCGCACTCTTATATGTATCAATTGGAAGAGCTCCAGAGCCGTATTTTGTCTCATTATTTAAAGGAATTTTGCCTTTTTCTTTAGCAATATCTGCAGAAGCTTTAATAAGATAATAAGACCATGCCTCAGCATATTGATCAACTGTTTCAAATGCACCTTCGTCGTATTTCATTCCACGTTTAGCTAAGAAGTATGCAAGGTTGATAATACCAATACCAAGTGGACGACGATTCTGTGTACTACGTTCTGCAGCTTTAATAGGATAGTCTTGATAGTCTAATAGTTCATCAAGAGATCTTACAGCAAGATCACAGTACTTTTCAAACTCTGATGGGTGATTAATCAGACCCCAGTTAATTGCTGATAGTGTACACAAGCTAATTTCGCCATCAGGGTCATCGTATGATTTTAATGGCTTGGTTGGTAGATCAATTTCACAACATAGGTTACTCATTTTAATTGGAGCAACATTAGGGTCAAATGAGCCGTGATCGTTAGCATGATCAACATTCATCACATATATTCTACCAGTGTCTTTACGCTCTGTTAGTAATGATTGGAATACTTCCAAAGCTGGTAAAGTTTTCTTACGAATAGAACGAGCACGTTCGTACTTCTCATATAACTCTTTAAACTTATCTTGATCTGCAAAGAATGCTTCGTATAAACCAGGAACATCGTTTGGATCAAAGAAGCTAATCTCACCACCTGTAATTAGACGCTCATACATTAGCTTATTGAGTTGGAATGTATAATCCATGTGACGTACACGATTTTCTTCAGTACCTTTGTTGTTCTTCAATACAACTAGATCTTCAAACTCATAATGCCAGATTGGTAGATAAACTGTTGCAGCACCACCACGAACACCACCTTGAGAACAAGACTTAACGGCCGATTGGAAATACTTAAGGAATGGAATCAAACCTGTATGTACCACTGAACCATCACCGACTCTTGAACCCTCTGCTCTAATTGAACCTGCACCAATACCAATACCTGCTTTCTTAGAGATATATTTTACGATACTGGTGCTAGTAGCATTAATACTATCAAGAGAATCGCCTGATTCAATAAGCACACAGCTTGAGAACTGGCGAGTCGGAGTTCTAACTCCTGCCATAATTGGAGTGGGTAACGAAATATAGAAGAGAGATATCGCATCATAGTAGTCCTTAACGTATTTTAATCTGGTTTCTTTTGGATAGTTAATAAAGAGCGTAGCAGCAACCATCATGTACAACATTTGAGGAGTCTCATAGTGTTGCTTTGTTTTACGATCTTGAACAAGATACTTGCCACGGAATTGTTCCATACCAGCATAAGTAAATGAATCATCACGATCATGTTTGATATAAGCATCTAGCTCATCAATTTCTGTATGGTCATATTCTTCCATAATAGAACCATCGTATACTCCACGACTTACGTTCTCAATAATAATACGCTTAAGAGTCCATGGCGTATAATCACCATAAACTTCTTTACGCAACTTATAAGAGATAAGTCGAGCAGCTACGAACTGATAATTCGGTGTGTGCTCTGAGATAAGCTCTGCAGCCGATTTAATAAGTAGCTCATGAATATCATAAGCAGGTATCTTATCATACAGCTGTATGTTTGCTTTTAATTCGATCTCTGACATTGATACGCCAGCGATTCCCTCGATAGCCCATTCCAAAACCTTGTGAACTTTTTCCAAGTCAAAGTCTTGAGACGTGCCATCACGCTTCGTTACTTGTATAGACATAGTATTATTTCCAATCATTTAATTATGTATATTATATCACATCTTACTGTGAATGTACAACAATTATTTAGATTTATCTTTGATTCTTTTTTCTACCCAAATAGGCATTTCACCACTAGGTGCTATATTCTGCAACTCAGTAGTAAGGTGTTTAGATAGTTCTTTGCGAACTGTTGGTAGTGCCCAGATGATTCCCAGATCTTCTTCTAGCTGATCTATGCGTTCAGCTTGTAGTGGGAACTTCTTACGGAATTTGGCATCCTTTTTGGCCAACTCAAGATCATACTTCTCGGCGAAGTATTCCATAAATTGATCGACCTTCTTTTGAAACCAGATGCCACCTTTGGTATCTTGGAACCATTGATAGAATGAACTACCAATGACCGAACCAAGAATAGATTTAAGTGCGAGTGTGACAAGCCAAGACATATTATTCTCCTTCTACTTTGCGTTTTACGTTATTTACATAGTTACCTATACCATGATCTGTAAACATATCGAAGAATTTGCCTTGCTTCCAGCCAGCCCAAATGCCACGGAACATGTCCTTAGTTTTTTGCCATGCACTTAAATTACGAACGTTACCATAGGCGTTAAAGTAAATGCATTCACCATCATGTTTAAAGAACAATAATGCTGGTGGTACTTTACATACGATATCGTTATTATTAACAAAGCGATAGTGTGGGCAATCTAATGTGTTAACAAATTTAGCATTACCAACTCGTGGTGAACCAAATGTATATACTTCCTTGGCTTCACATCGACTTGCTGCGATTGTTGCCATACCTCCACCGAGTGAATGACCTGTTACATATACATCTCTTGGCTTTTGGCGTTGATCATTTTTAATTAATTCTAGTTTAAGATCATCCCATAATTCATCTACTTCGTCCTGGAAGCCACTATGAACTCTACCACCTGCTTGAGCTTTACGCTTTAATACTTTTAAATCAGCCAACACATCATTTAGCTTTGAGGGTTCTGTGCCTCGGAATGCGAAC